GATCTCGAACAAATTCACAATCATAAACCAGAAACTAAAACTGCAAAGCGAGGAACAATGCCCCGCGTGATCGACCCACCCAGCGGTTGGATGTATGGCTTCCCAAAGCCGATACCTGACAACGTTACTGACGTAAAAGCATGGCTTGTCGAGAACGGCTACCCGCAGTCAGAGATAGACGCTTGTGGCGAGCATTTCTATTGCCAGTATTGGGAGAGTGGGGATGAGTGACGGCGACATCGAACGCTTGACACAAATGCTGAAAGAAAAAGACTTTGAACTATCCACCCTTCGCAAATCTTTTGAGGAATACGCAGAGCGAGAAAAAGAAATCCGCCATTGCCTTAGATGGTTTGTTACCCGACGTTATTACGATCCCTCAATGTCGTTTGAAGAAGCAATTCGCCGTTCTAAACGTGTGCTTGGAGTGAAAAATGACCAAGAATGAAAAAGAGGCGCTCATTCTTCGCCTTGCAACTTTCTTCGACGAGGCCCCGACATACTTCACGATGAAAGACCTTGCAGAAATCGCATTCGATTACATCGAACCGCAAATCCGTGAGGAATGCGCAAGACTCGTAGATGCTCTCGATCCTTCTCAAAACATCGCGTCTGCTATCCGCCGAGCCCATCCATGAACCCAGACATTACCCTTCCCGACATTGAGCGCCTTCCTGTAAANATNAAATGGACCCCCGAACTCGACGCAGAACTTGAGCGGAGCTTGCACAATGGACTTTCCTATACCCAAATCGCACTCAAACTCCGCATCACAAGATGCGCCGTCGCAGGGCGAGTCCATCGACTTCGACGAAAAGGCGCGAAAAGCAGCGCTCCTCCAAGCCCGCAAGGATCGAAGAAACGCCTCGCACAAATTGAGAATGGAGACGGACGCTGAATATCGAGAAGCCCAACGAGCGCGCCGCGCCGCGTATCGACGTAAGAAGAAAGACGAAAAGGCAGAAGCCCGCGAAGCCGCTCGCCAAGTCCAAAGGGAAGTTTCGGAAGGCGACGAGGAGCAACGGTATTCGCCGTATGAGCGCCGTGTCGAGAAGAAAAAGCCGGGGAGACTTGTGATGCTGTGCAAATGGCATGGCCTTTGACCGCCTAAACCCATCAACTAGGCAGTATGTAATGGACTTAACTTTTTTCCCCAGCGCAAGATTATTTTCTTGCAATGGGTTTAACTTTGTGGCACTATCGTAAATGGCATAAACAAAAGGAGCCCTTTTATGCGCACTCTAAACCTTCCAAATAACATCACAGTTCAAGTCGCGCAGCCTTATTCCGAAGGCTATGTTTTGACCTCGGCAGAAGCTGCAAAGTTGAACCAAGTTCTTGCAGACAGCATTCGTTCGGCGCTAAGCGCGAAATTAAAAAAGCTCGACAACGACAGCGTGGACCATGCTGAAGTCGAAAGTTCCTTTCAAGCATTTGCAGATGCCTATGCTTTCTCTGAAAAGAGCGCAAAGGCTGGCATCGACCCGATTTTGAAAGAGGCGAATAAGATTGCTAAAGAGCAGGTGTTCGCGGCTATACGGAAAAAAGGTGGAAATCCTGCTGACTATTCTTCAGAACAAATCGCAGATTACGTGGCCAAAGTTCTGCAGCACAAACCAGAGATCAAGCAAGAGGCACAGCGCCGCCTTGAAAGTTCCCGCAAAATCGCAGGCGATCTTCTCGACGATCTATTCGACGAGGCTGCTTAAAAGTTCCAAGTTGACTCCTTGGAAACAGGGGCAAAACCTCCCGCCCCTGCCCTTGGGGGAGCAAGGCACAAAATCTTTGCTCCCCTCTTTTTAAAACCAGAGTGTTCCAATGCGCGAAGCTGAAATCCTTTACGAAGCCTACAATTCCGACTTTGGAATAGAAGTCGAGCTTTTAGGTAACTACCAGATGTCACTTCAGCGTTTGTATGCAGCGCGTCGTAAAGACCCTGACCTTGAAATCATTCAAATCTCCAGATCACCTTCTTCAATGAACCATATATGGCTTGTTAAAAATGAAAACCTTCGTCATCCCAATGCCCATCAGACACCAGCGTCAGCGGCTCAACCGATCAAACAAAACCCACAAGGTGAGGGGCCGCTTTACTCCCTTGCCGACCTTTTTGGAGATGATTAAATGGGCGCTCGGCTCGAAAACGAAACGACAAAAATTCACCTACACCTTTACAGCGCAGACCTTGAATTGATCGACGCAGTTTTCTGTCGGCAAGGCATCCGCACGGTTGGGCGCTCACGGGCCATAAGAGAAATGGTTCACGCTTGGGCACAAACTTTAAGAAAGAGATCAAATGCAAAACCAGTCAAATTCGACCCAACAATCTCCGACTTTATCACAGAGTGACGGGCAAAGCCCGGACCCGCTCGAAGAAGCCTCCCCGTTTTCTCTTGAAGAATTGATGAACCGCGCCCCGCAAATCTCGGACGCAGAAGCAGACCACATCATCTCCTACCTCCGTGCGCAGAGGGAAAAGTTCGCGCAACAGGAGGCAACGCCGAAGGTGAAGAAGGAGCGAAAAGCTCCCGTAAAAGGCCCGAAACCCGAACTATCGGTAGACGAACTTTTGTCCGGACTAGATTAAACGCCGTAGGCGTTAGGAGCCAAACAATGACATCAAAAGAATTACAAGACCTCATCGACTCTCTGCGCCATCAAGCAGGGACGTGGATGGGGGATGAGGCGTGTGAGCAACTTGAAAGGCTCATTCAATACGCCCAAAAACTTCACGAGCGATCTGAGATGATCGACACAAAATTAAAGCAGGGCTATCGGTTCATTCAAACCGGCAGCGGCCAGCACTCCACCAACTAAGTCAGGGACGCCCCATGACCAACAATTCACTTTCCAAAATCTCCCCAAACTTCCAATTTGCGTGGGACTCGACTTCCATCGGCGCGTTCAAAACTTGCCCAAGGCTTTACCAGTTATCGATCCTTGAGGGCTGGCAACCGCGTGAAATCAGCGTTCATTTGACCTTTGGCCTGCATTTTCACTCCGCTCTTGAGAAATACGATCACTTGCGCTTTGGCGGTATGAATTACGAACAGGCTGTGCGGGAAGTCGTAAAATACGTGTTGACAATAACATGGGATGAAAAGAAAAATCGCCCGTGGATTTCAGACGATCCAAACAAAAACAGGCTCACATTGCTAAGAAGTGTTGTCTGGTATTTGCTGCAATTCGAAAACGATCCGATTGAAACTGTTCGCCTTGCGAATGGCAAACCAGCGGTCGAACTTTCGTTCCGTTTTGACAGCGGTTACACCTCACAACATGGTGAAAGTATTTTGTTGTGTGGGCACTTAGATCGTCTGGCGATGTTGAACGGGAAGGCTTTTGTGCTGGACCGCAAGACCACAAAAAGCACAATCAACTCATCATTTTTTGACAAGTTCACTCCTGACAACCAGATGACCCTTTACGCCATCGCAGGCAAAGTCGTTTACAACATCCAAATCGAAGGGATCATTGTTGACGGTGCGCAGATCGCGCAGTCATTCACCCGCTTTCTTCGCGGCACAGTCCCACGTTCTGAGCCTGTGCTAGAAGAATGGTATTACGATCTTGGCCAATACCTTGCGACGGCAGAATTGTATGCGGCCAATGGATACTGGCCGATGAATGACAAATCCTGTGGGCAGTATGGCGGTTGCCCTTTCCGCAAGATTTGCGGCCTTCCGCCGTCAGTCCGAAAAGAATGGCTCAAAGCCGACTTCACCCAGCGCGTTTGGGACCCTCTCCAAGTTCGAGGTGACATTTGACAGACCTTATCTGCATTCTTGTAGGAACATTCGTTATCACGATCACCCTTGCAGCTTTATGGAACCAATAACATGCCTCCTCTTTCACAACACCATTCAACCACCACAACCAAACTTCTTTTTGTTGGAGACTCTGGGGCCGGAAAGACAGGGGCGCTCGCGTCTCTTGCATCTGCCGGGTTCAAGGTGCGCATTTTAGACCTTGACAACGGAGTGGATGTCCTACGCGATCTCCTTTCGAACGGGAAGTATGAAAAGGACGCAATTCAAAACGTAGAATACGTCACCATCACTGAGCCCATGAAAAATGCAGGTGGCAAACTTATTCCCGCGAAGGCGTCTGTTTGGCAGCGGGTTGCAGGCATGTTGGGCGATTGGAAGGACGGAGATCGGTCGCTTGGTTCCATCACCACATGGGGCGACGATACAGTTCTTGTCATCGACAGTCTTACAATGCTTTCCGACGCAGCCCTATCCTACATCCTCGCCATGAACGGGAGACTTGGTCAGCACCCGCATCAAGCTGATTGGGGCCTTGCGCAAGCACTCGTCGAGAACCTTTTACGAATGCTCTACGACGAGGGCGTGAAGTGCAACGTGATTATAAATTGCCACATCAAACCGATGGGAGATGACAATGGCCCGGAGCGTTACTATCCGAATACCCTTGGCAAAGCGCTCCCACCAAAAGTCGGTCGTTATTTCAACACGGTTTTGCTTGCTCAAAGCTCTGGTCGGGGCGCAAATGTCAAACGCCAGATCTTCACTACTTCACAAGGAACTATTGAGTGTAAAAACACTGCGCCCTCGAAAGTCGCGCAAAATTATCCGCTCGAAACAGGTCTTGCTGACTATTTCAAAGCGGTAAGGAATTAGGCCATTGGCCTAATGTTGGCCCCTCGCGGGGTCTATTTTAACTGGAGAAAACTTATGTCTGTGAACTTCAAAGACCTTTTATCAACTAAACTCGACGATGTAAAAGCACCCTCCGCACTTCCAGAAGGAACTTACCACGGCACGATTTCTTCTTTCGAATACGGAGACAACAACAAAAACAAAACCCCTTACGTTCGCTTCGCTCTTAAATTCCATTCCACTTCAGACGACGTAGACCCAAAGGACCTTGCAGACATCGACTTAGCATCACGTAAACTTTCAACTGACTTTTACCTCACACCAGACGCTCGCTGGAGACTCAAAGAGTTTCTTGTGTCGCTTGGCNTAAAGACCGATGGCGGTTCGTTCGATGAACTGATCCCAGAGGCTGTTGGCGGAAGTGTCATCGCGTATGTCACGCAGCGTTTCAATCCAGAACGCCCAGATGATCCACCACGCAACAACATCAAATCGGTAAAAGGCGAGGCTTAACGTCGAAAAGGCGCTTGCGCCTACCATCAACGGGGAGGACAGGAGCCATTTGCCCTCCCCACTCAACCTTCCGAAAGGAGGCGCATCGCGCCATGACCAGCATTTCCTTGAAAGACATTTGGATTGACCGTGGATCACGGCAGCGAAAAGAAATCATCATTGATGATCTGCTTGAAAGCATTCCAAGGCGCGGTGTGCTTGTTCCGATTATTGTTGTGAATGAGTCCGGACCGGCAGCGCAGCCCTTCAAACTTATCGCAGGAGAAAGACGTTACACGGCTTGCCGGAAGCTCGGCCTTCCCGACATTCCAGCGCGCCTTTTAACCGACCTCGACCCACAAGAGCAACGCATTGTTGAGCTGGAAGAAAACCTTCGCCGCAAGGATTTAGGCTGGCAGGACCAGTGTATCGCTATCGCCACAATCCATGACGTGCTTGCAAAACAAAACGGTGAAGACTGGTCCTACGCGAAAACCGCAGACAACATCGGCTACGGACAAGCGTGGGTTCAGCGGTGCTGCCGGATTGCCAAAGAACTCCACCGCGACAACGTAAAACATATGGAGTCTGCAACTCGCGCCTACAATTTTCTATCTCGAGAAGATGAAAGAGTGGCCGCTGATGCCGTTAGCAACATTTTATCATCCGCCGCAAAAGCGGCCAATGACGCCTTTGACGGGGAAGGTGGTATAAACCCCCTTGATGATCTTTTGGACGGCCCTACGGACGCCGCAAAGCCCGACAAAACGCCT